TCTCAAATCCTGACCCTTGTTGCAACCTTTTTGATGCAAACTTGTTAAATATTTTTATGTGCCGTAACGCTTTGATTTTGCTCGCTTTATGTTTAGGTGTTTCACCCAATCGTCAGCTTTTTGGCTTTGTTTTGGCCTGATTCCGCGTTTTATTTGGTTCGGCCAGACACCATATTTCTCACGGTAGGCGTAGGATGCGTATCCCTCTTTATAGCCATGAGCCCTGGCGTAATGCAGCAGTCCAGCGAACAGCTCCTGCTTGCTCTCTCTGGTATCCTCCCGGTTCAGTTTTTTGAGCATGCTCTTATCTCCGTGCATATCGTGACGGATCACGATCTCGTAGCCGCAGCCATTGCAACGCAGACCGACAAACTGCTTCTTGCAGCTCGGGCATTCCCGCGGCTCCTTGGGCTCCTTCTCCTTCTTAACCTGCTTCTTCTCGTCAAAGCGGCCAGTGCCGTCATCGAGCCGCTCAGGGACAATCATGTCGGTGAATCCATGGCGCAGGTGATTGCCTGCATGGTCCAGCACGATTGCGTTCTCCTTGCCCTCGCATATCCTGGCCAGGCGTCCAATCTTCTGACAATGCCGGATGATCGACTTGGTAGGATAGAGGTCAATGCAGGCAGATACCTGTGGCGCGTCGTACCCGGTATCTAGAAGCTGGCTGCAGCTGAGTATGACGATCTCTCCGCTGTCATGCTTCTGCATGAGCTCCTCACGCAGCTTGGGATCCATGTAGCCGTCGATATGAGCTGCAGGTATGCCATTCTTCAAGAAGAGCTCTACCAGGGACTTAGACGCCGCTATGGACGCAGAGAATGCGATTGTCTGCCTACCCTTGCAGTGAGCCAGCCAGTTAGACACAACATCGCCAACAAGATCTTGATCCTGCTCGACAGCCTCGGAGAGCTGCGCCGGGTCATAGTCGCTGCCTCCGGTGCTAATGCCCTTGGACCGTACCTTCGAGACATCAATCTGACGGCCGCCGTAGACCTCAATCGGGCACAGGTAGCCTTGCTCCTGCAGCTCCGCGGTAGTGATTGGGACAACTAGATCTTGCCATAAGCCTGGCGCGGCCATGCCCTTGCTCATAGGCGTGGCTGAGAGCCCTATGAAATTCACCAGATCCAAACGCTGCATCATGTCCCGCATGGTCTTATACATAACATGGCACTCGTCCTGAATCACTAGATCAACGCCAGGCATATGCCGGCGCCTTGCCAGTGTCTGTACGCTTGCGATCTGTACGGCTGCGTCCGGGTCATTGCGCCAGTGCTCGCCCTGGATCACGCCAGGTCTCAGGTACTGGCTGTCGAAAGCATTGAGAGTTTGATTGACCAGCTGGATGCGATCACAAACGAACAGAACCCGCTTGCCTTTCTTCACTGCAGATTCAGCGATGGCGCCCGCGGTTAGCGTCTTGCCAAAGCTGCAGGCAGCTCCGAGCACCACTCGCCTGTTGCCGCGCCTCATGCTGTCGCGGATCATTTCTATGGCTTTGATCTGATGCGGTCTGAGTTCGACCATACTTTTCTCCCGGCAATACTAGTCTTTTGACGGTTAGGGACACCATCAGTGAAATTCAGTAGTTGCGTAGTCCAAAAATGCCAATTTGCCTGAACGCCTTCACCATCCATTGGTAGCCGCGTCGAGCCTCCATCGTGTCCGCTAACCAGGTTTGTGCCTCAGATCTCGCTATCTTTGGCCGGTCCCGTCACGCCCGTGGCATTTTGCTATCCAGGTTTTCAGCAGTCTGTCTGCATTATCCTTGAGTTTTTTCCGGTCAGGATTCACCACACCGGGTTGTGTGTTATACTCCTAGTCGGCTGGTGTGTCAAAGTCTCTCCACTCCCACTTGGTCCTACCTTTGACATTTCCGCTTCTCGCTATCAAAGCGGCCCAGCCTCCCTTGAGATTTTTTCCGCCTTAGCAGTATCGAGGCGGTTTTTTTATCACCTAAATTTTCTACGGTAGAGCCGCGCTTTCTTGTTAAACACCTTGGCTATGCGCTCCAAGTAGTCCTTTGTCATTTTGCGCGTTGTCGTATCGCTCTCAAGATCCTCAACAAATTGCTGGCCGAACCTTCTAATTAACCCTTTTCGATACTCAACGACGTTACCGCCCAGGTAGTTATTGCAGTATTTAAGCTGGCCATGGGCATTCCTGGTATCAAACCGCAGGGAGTTGCAGCTGCCAACAGACCTGTAATGGCCGCAATCATACCTGCCGCCAATCGCATCACCCTCTAGCGGCCTGGCGCAGCAGATACAAGGCTTATTCTGATCGCGGACCCGAATGTACAGGTTAAAGGCCATCTGAGCCTTCTTGAGCACCTCAGAGCGCCTAGACAGCCTTTTGCGCCGCTCGGTTATCTCTTTGCGTCTAGACTTCTCTCCAAGCTTTCTGGCAGATTCTGTCTTGGTCCACTCAAATAAATGCTCCCAGCAACAGAACGCTTTGATCCCAGCAAACACCGCACACTCAGCGTTTACCTTCTTCCGGCACATCGAGCATCTTCTAGTGGTAGTCACGCAGCACACTCTCTATCTGATATATGTCAGCTAAGTAGCCGTACTTCAAGATCCTGCAGGGCTCCTTGACCGCAGTTACAGCAACCTTCTCACCGGCCTCTAGGTCTCTGGCGTAGTTGTTACTCCAGAACCATTTCTTGTCGCAATAGCCTACTATCTCTACAAGTCCCTTGTCTTTAGGGATGCTTGTAAAAATGTAAGTGTCACAGTCCTGCTCTTTTTGGTAATCAGTAAGCAGAGCATTGTTGAAGTCACTCGCAAAACCGCGGCGCTCAGTGGTCTTAACGTCTACCTTGCGGCCGTTACAGATCAGATCGCAGGAAAAGTTATCCTGGGCAACATACTCATAATCAATGCCCTCTGCGTTGAAATACTGAACAACCGCGAGCTCTCCGAGTATCCCGGCCTTGCTTGACCATGAATTGATAGATCTCTCAGATAACTTCTCTGGCAGCTCATCAACGATGTGCCACCAGAGAGCAGGTATCTCGATCACTACCTTATTCATTTTTCTTCACCGGCCACGGAACATGCACACCAAACTTCTCAGCCAGGTGCTTGTTTAGCGTCTCGTAAACCTTGATGTAATCTACCTTCTCCGCGTCTGCACTAGACTCGGCGCCGGTCATTGCCTCCAGAACGGGCTTGAATATGTAGTCTTTTACTGACTGCTTATTCCAAGGAATGTCCACATCGGCCTTGATGACCTTACGCATATCCAAGCCCTTCTCGTTCAGAGTGTCAGCCAGGGCAGAGCACCAGACATGCAGCGCAGAGTTCTGCTTCAGGCTGCGCTTCTTGCCGCTCTCCCAGGTTACTGTCAGGTACCGATCTTTTTTGTAAACTTCCTCGATGTGCTGCTGAAATTTCTTCAGAGCATCGTCGCTATTCACTATCCAGAATTGCCCTTGAGGCATACCACTCTCCTCGCTAACGTTGGTCCACAAAACTGTTGAGTGCCACATTGAATTCACTCTCCACATCCATACCCATGGCCAGACAGCAGTCGATAAACACAGAGACCCTGAGATCGTCTGCATTCTCCCACCTGCCAAACTGCTGCCTGCTAACCTCTAAGATATCGGCTGCCTGCTGTTGAGTAAGGCCGGCGTCTAACCGGCCCTTGTACAATTGATCGCCTAAAGAAAACATTAGAATGGTATCCCGTCATTTTTCTTTTGCGGTTCTGAAACCTGCAGTGACATTACAGGCTGGTTACCTGAAGGGTTTTCCTTCTTCCAGCCAGCTATTCTGTACACCTTACCTTCGACATCTATCTCGCCGGTAAAATGCGGATGCTTGTCTTCGGACTTGTTCTGGTTTACCCACAAAGCACCCTTGTTCTTGTTGTCATATTGAGAAGTCATATTTCTTTTCCTCTTTATTTGGCTCTTCGAGCCGGTTAGTTTCACCAATCAGTATATCTGCCTGGCTCTTCATCTGGTGCAGGCCAGCATTCCAGCCCGCTACCCAGAGATCTCTCGCTACTTCTGAAACGTCCTTGAGCTCCATGCCGTAGTATTCTTTGAACGCATGCTCACACAGTGTCAGCACAGCTTTTCCTCCCATGTATCAAGATCCGCAGCCATATCAGCAACAAGCTGCTCAAGTTTCTCAATGTACTTATCGTCCCGCTCTACGCGCATGCGGAATGGCCTCACCTCATGAGACCACGCAACAAAGTCGCAAAATTTATAATCAGGACCGAGCACCCAAAGCTGCGCCTGTATCTGCGGTATGTGCTCCACAGGCACCTTCTGCTCCCGGTGCATCTTGACTATTTTCTTTGGCTTACGGTGACACTTGATTTCGACGCAGCCCTTTCCATCTTTTGTGTCTACAAGGCCGTCAGGAGACGCGCCCGCTCTGATGCTATCGTGCAGGCACAATCCAATCTCCTCAACAGAATTACCGCTGACGTACTCGTACCATGCTCTAGCATTGGGCTCGTTGTCGATCCCGTACTGCATATCCTCGGTGACGTAAATTTCTTCACGCCTGCCAGTAAGGCGCTCCGTTAAGAGCTCGTCCATGTAATCGTCAATCTGCGTAGATGCCTTGCCGGTGCCAGTAATAATTCGCTTGAAGTTGCTGGCGGTAGGAATGCCCAGACGAGCAGCATGCCACTCGTCTGAACGCTGATCAGCGTCAACAATTATCATTGTCCACGCTCCCGGATGCTGTCTCCGACTACATCCTTCTGAGCCACAGGCACCTTGTCTATGCTAGGTATCTGGTAGACAGACATCAGCATTTTGTTAACCTCTTCAACGTCAATCTTTTTGCTCTTCAGAAATTTATTAACGTTGCTGACCCAATCCGCATCAACATACTCAACCTTGCCAACAGCATCGCTGCCGGACGCAGAAGCATTGAGATCCTCTCCCGCATAGACATCTATGCCCAATCCAAACCTAGCCAATGTTTTGACGAGCACCCTCTGGCGAGCAGTGTTTATGTCCATTGAGTTTGGATTGACAATTGGCTTGTTAGACCAATTTAGAACAGGAAGTGTCTCGTGATGGGTCACTGAATCATGACCAACGTGAATAGTGAATGTACACCTTACCTGTGCGGTCTGGTCAGGGTTGTGTGTCAACTCAAAATTGTAGTCAACGTCAGTAAACCCAGCCTGCATGAGCATCTTCCAGCCTTTTGCCCATGACAGATAGTTAAATTCACCCTTCTTTTCGACCGCGCTGTTGCAGTCAATATTAGACAGAACGTCCCAGATCTGGGCGCTCAGAGTTTTTATGCCGTGCATAATTTATTGCTCCACTTGGTTAAACGAAACACAAGTGTAGCAAAGCATCAAATGTGAAGCAAGCGTTAGAAGTAGTTCGACGTAGTTAAAACATGATACCGCGGCAGGGTTTTTTACTTATGCAAAAACAATGGATTAGCGTAATTGCATGTATTTATCCACCAACCTACCCACCAAAAACTAGACGTAGGTATTGGTGCGGATCATGTCCGTGACGGTGATAGCCCTGCCCTTGACCTGGCGGGCCCATTTGCTATCCAGAAACTCAACCGCAGCCTCTGCGTACTCTTGGTGCTCCATGCAAGCCAGAGCCTTCTTAAACAATCGCAAGCGGCTTATCCCAAGATTAAACGCAATATCTATCATGGCGTCACGCCTGGGACAGTCATCCAGGTCATTAAACCAGGGAAAGGCATTACCGAGCTCTTCCTCGCAGCGTTTAATATCGTTCCTGACCAAGTAGACTATCTCGTCAGGAGAGAGCCCAAGACCTCCTTCCGGGTCTATGTTTCTGCCTATTCCCACCGTGATTTTTCCAGCCGGGCAAGTGTATGCGTAGCTTTTTATGCCTTCGTGCTCTGAGAGCATCTCAATCAGTTTCTGGCTCATAGTTCTCTTGCTCTGCTAGTACCTGCTGGGCCAGCCAGCTGGAGTTAATAGTGATAATGCCCAACAGGCTATATGCAGATATCCCGGCCTCTAGCTTCATGGTAACCCAATCGCATAGCTGCTGATCCGCTTCCACGCACATAATTTCTAGCTTCTCTGCAGAAGAGTCTGGGAAGTTGACTACATTATTTTCTGACATTGCTGTTACCTCCGTAGAAGCTGGAGGCCGCACTGGATACCAAGCCTCCGAGGTACCCAATAACAAGGTTAGTGGTGGCAGCGTCGTGATCCGCACCCATGGCCGTCACCACAAAGCAGTAGAACAGAAACCCGATCAGAGATATCAGGGCAAAAGCCTTTGCAGTGCGGTCCTTGCTGAAGTGAGCCCGAGCATCCTGTGCGTCCTTGGTCTGGACCTCAAACGCAGCGAGATCGATCTCCATCTCTCGGATCTTGTCCTGAAACTCCCGGTCAGCCTGCTTTACCTGGACAATTTTCTCCGGGTTCTGCTCGATAAATTTCTCTATCTTGACCGGATCCTTCTCGTCAATGCCCAGCTTGGACGCCAGCATGTTTACTGCCATGCCGGCGACAGGGTTACCTGCGGTAACAGTTTTGGCTATTGTCGGCGCCAGAGCCTTTAGTAATCCGCCTATTTTCATTTGAGCATCAGCCATAGGTTGATTAGCAGTCGCATGTTAGCTATCGCTTTTGTCAACGCCGCCGGCGTTTTCCTCCGCAACGATATCATTAATGGTATCGCAGACATCGCTGATAACTACGCCAGCTCCTGCAGTAAGCACAGACCGCCCAACAGCCCGTATGCCGCGGTACACCTCGCTGCAGTACAGGCCTTCGGCCTGCTTGATCTGTTCAACAGTCGTGCAGCTTGATGCCAGCACTGCCAGTAAAATAATAGGTATTGCCTTCATTGGTTTGCCTCCAGGTATACATCGAGTCGTTTCTTGTAGCCATCCATAAAGTGATCGGATATCCCGTCTTTCAGGTTTCCGCGGTCCGCTCGCCTAGTGTCCCGGCACGGATCTATGCAGTCAAAACCTGTGTTGCTGAAGTAGAGCATGGTCTGCGACTTTGACGGGCCATACAGAGCCCGCGGGATTTTGGAAACGCTGTCGCTGCCGTTTACCACTGAGATTTGGTTGTCCAGAATCATGCGCCGCTTGCTGCCCTTGAACCATACGTTCGGCTTTCCAAACGTCACCAGGTTCACATTCTTATGCCCGGCCCGCTCCAGTATTGCCGCAGTGATCTCTGACAAAGCGCCGCCGAGACTGTGCCCGCAGACCAGGGTGCGCTTCTTCCAATCTATATGCGGCAGAATCTTCTTCCAGATAGACCTGTGGGCCATGGCAAAGCCACCATGGGCCAATCTGCCTGCGTAGGGCACAGGTATTGCTGATGCGTTAAATATCCAATCACGGGCCTGCTGAGTGCCTCTGAACACGATCACATCAATAGACTTTCTTTTGACCACATATGCAGTCATTGAAGTCCACTTGTTTTCAATCTTAATTGCGTCTCGGTTTTCGTCGTTGTACGCCTTTATTGACCAGCTGCATGCCATCTTTAGCAGCACCGGGTCTAGCCTTTGCTTGATTTTCATTTACCCAACCTTAAAGTAGACAGAGATCCCGGTTACAACTGCTACCCAGAATATGCGCTCAGCAAACCTGACAGCAGGGCTGATGGATTGAATCTTGTCATCCATATCGTTTACC